ACAGCCGACTTTATATATATCGATCGTCAAGAAAAGGGATTCTTGCTCAGATACTTTTGGGCAAGTAGGCAAATTAGAGATGGCAAAATTAAAGAAGGGTGTATAGAAGAAACATTATTTGAGTATAAAAGGTGCTTCTGGACAGTCGAAAAGAAATCTCTAAAGAAAGAAACCTATGAATGGGGAGTATATCATCAGAGAGGTGCCTGTAGATGGATTCCGGGTTTTGATAGCATAATAAGTGCAGGTCTTTACCCTGATAATCTTCCACAGGCATGGGAGCATACAGCTATGAAATATTCAGGAATTGAGATTTTTGCTAAAAACTATAAAAGGAGATTGCCTTATGAAGGAGCTATACCTATATATTTGAAATTCCCTAAATTTGAGTGGATATGCAAAATGGGACTTAATAACTTGGCGGCAGACATAGTAAGTGATTATTACTTATCTACAGATGTTATTGATTATAAGGCAAATACAATATATGAAATATTGGGATTAACAAAGGTGAATACAAAAATATTGCAGGAAATAGATGGGAATGCTTATGAGTTGCAACTACTTCAGGAAGCACAAAAACTTGATATACAGATGAGCGCTGAAGAAGTAAAGGAATATTATGAAGTCTTTGGATGCGATATAAATCTGCTGAGAGAAAAAAGAACCAAGGTTTCTTTACATAAATTTTTTAAATATGTTGATAAAGAGATTGAAAGATACATAGATAGAAAACCAAAAGATAACCTGAAGAGAGTAGAGTTGATAGAACTAAAAAGGAACATGGCAACCGATTGGAAAGAGTATCTTAATTGGTGCCGTGAACTAAAATATGACCTTGATAATATGTTTATCTATATGCCAAACAATTTCAAGCAAGTACATGATAGGGTGGCAAAGGAATATAAGGACCTTAAGGACAGAAAGGCAGCGGCAGAGAAGAAGAGAAGAGATAAGCTTGTTGCAAAGAAAATGAAGAAAATAAGAAAAGATATGGAGGAAATATTCTCAAAGAATGACGGAGTAGATGCACTGAATATAAAGGTGAATGGTTTAATTCTCATAGTACCTGCAAATTCAGATGATATCAAAAAAGAAGGAGAAGTTTTACATCATTGCGTTGGAACTTATATAGAAAGAGTGGCCAGAGGAGAGACGGCAATATTCTTTGTTAGAGAGGAAAAGAACCCTAATAAACCCTACTACACCCTTGAGTGGAGAGACAATAAAGTCATTCAGTGTAGAGGGATGAATAATTGTAGTGTGACGGATAGGGTAAAAGCATTTATACAAGCCTTTGAAAAAAGAATGAATGAACAGGTAAAAGACAAAGTGAGTGCATAAGGATAAATCAGGGGGATGTAAGTAAATGAGCAGAAATTCCTTATATGTAAATGGAGAGGGGTATGTTGATAATACAGCAGGTAAAGCTCTGCGAAACATACAGCGAAAAAGAAAAGAGGTTGGAGTGAATTACAAAGCACAGATCATTGGTAGAAATAGTAAGAAATCAGGTGAAACATTTGAAAGATGGATATCCACGGCATGTAAGTTCTATCTAAACAAGGGTTTGGCTCATATTGAAAAAACTCCGGAGCCTTTTCATATCACTGGCAAGGATACGAATGGAGTTGTGAGAGGATACTATGAGAAAAAGGGGCAGCCTGATTATAAAGGTATTTTATGTGACGGAACAGGGATTATGTTTGAAGCGAAGCATACCGATTCGGATAGGATAAAGCAGTCGGTAATAACCGAAACGCAGTGGGAGAGTCTTGATATATATGAGAAGTTTGGAGCGCATTGCTATGTAATGGTGTCACTGGGATTAGAAAGCTTCTTTAGAGTACCATGGAGTGCATGGAAAAATATGAAAGAGTTATTTGGACACAAGTACATGAATATGACAGAGCTTGAAGCTTATAGAATAAATCAGAGTCAATGCATAATATTAATTCTTGAAGGGATTGAGTTAAAAGATGAAAATACAAAAAACGGTGTTAGCGCAAAAGCTAAATCAAATTAAAGGCGTTGTATCAAAAAGTACAACAATGCCGGTACTGCAAGGAATATTAGTAAAAGATGGATATTTAATTGCAAGTAATTTAGAAATGACAATAAGAGCGAAGATTCCAGAAACAAAGGGAGAATGTTTTATTATTCCTGAGAAGGCATTTGATCTGATTAATAATTTGCCGGAAGGAATTATTGACATTTCGGTTTCAAGTGAAAACGTAATGGCTATCAGGGCAGATAAAATAAAAAATACATACCAAACGGTAGAGCCTAATACTTTCCCTATATTGAATATAGATGGTGAGGGAAGTGAGCTTACTCTAAAGTCTGAAATGCTTCTTAAATCAATAAAGCGAGTATCTTATGCAATACCTACACAGGTTGCAGATTTAAGAATGTCTACAATGTGTATGCAAACAAAAGATAGGAAACTTAATTTTGTTGGACTTGATGGCCATGTGCTTGCATGGGATAAAATTAAATATGACGGAGATTTTGAAATTCTTATTTCAAAAAGCACAATAGAAAAACTGAAATCAATGCTGTCAGCCGGAGATGTAAAAATAAAATATAGCGACAGTATGGCAATATTCTCAACAGAAGATTTTGATATATGCACAAGAATTGTACAAGGAAAGTATTATCAGTATCATGACATGTTCAAAGAGTTGCCTATACACACATTTGTAGTAAGAAGTAAATTACTTGACGCAATGATCCGTGCCAAAATGTGTACCGCTGAAAAATCCCCGGTTAAATTCGAACTATCAGGGAATAAATTGAATTTAAGTATAAAAGACCAGACTACTGACTACTATGAAGTCATTGACTTACTGGAAGATGTTTATGAAGCTCTCACGATAGGATTTGATGCAAAACTCGTAATAGAAACATTAAAAGCATTTGATTGTGAGCATGTTAAGATTTCGCTGCACAGCCCTAAAATGCCTATGATTGTTGAAGCTGATGACAGTGAATTTAGAGCAATGGTTCTTCCTATTGCTTTAAAGTAGTAAGGTGTATTATGAAAGTTAGATTACTTAGTATTTCAGAATATGCAATAAAGCATAGAAATGGAAGATGCGAAGAAACAGGAGATATATATCAAACACGTTTCGGTAACACAAAAAGAAAGTGTATTTTCAAAGAGCTGTATGTGACAGACATAGGGGAATTTAGTCCAACAGAATGGCTACGTATGGCCTTACAGATAGTAAAGTGTATAGGTGAAGAAAAATTATTGGTAGAAATTGAGAAGTATGCAGAAAAGAATTATGTATGGCTTAAAACAGATGCAGATATTCAAGAGTATTCTGTTCAGTGTCTTTTATACGGAGCATATATGTATTGGAAAGGGTTTGGATATAAAAGAACTCCAAGGCACAAAGTGTTCTTTTTTTATTAGGAGGAAGTCAAAACGCCGTGTGGAGCAAAATAAGAGGAGTAGAGAAAGCATGCAAAATAATCCGGCAAACAAACTAAAAGACTTTATGTGGCAGTTTCTTATGGATAAGGGGCAGAGGGCGAATATACCTGCATTGAAAGAGAACGTATACACTTTGATGGCTATGACGACACAGAAGACCGCGGGACAGAAAAAAGGCATAAATTGGAGTGAGCTTGACATGGTGCTGTTCAGTGTGATAGTCGAGGCTACAGCTTTAGTGTTATCAGGGGAATTGGACAAGATAGAAGGAGAAACGGATGGCGATACAAAAGAATGTGACAATAAATCGTAAGGAGTATGAGAAGATAAAGAAATACGATCGCACGCAGATGGATACATTCATTCAAAGCGTGTACAAAAGCGGATTTGAAGACGGTAAAAGCTCCATAAAGGGCATAGATTTTTCAAACGTTGAGAAAGTGTTACTGACTGTAAAAGGCATAGGCGAAAAGAAGGCTAAGGATATAGTGATAGTGCTTGGGAAGGAGTTCGAAAATGAAATTTAATATTTATGACCATAAAGACAATGCTGTAGAAATAGATACAAAAGGTAAAGATGTGGCAAGTATATCTGTTGAGGTTATATCCGGAGATGAGTGTATAGAGATACTATATAAGAGTGGATGTTTTACGGTGGTGGATAGTTCGAGTGATAGATTTATACATTACCATGACGGTAGTTATAAGTTATCGGGTGATAAGTTGTCAGAGTGGATGAGGTATACTCCAACAAAGAAAGGGGAAGGAGTAGCTTACGAAAGACTGTGGAAGTTTGGAGTGGATGGTGAGTAAATGAAGAATGATATAGATAAGATTATCGAAAGAGTCGAAGGCATAAAATTTTCAAGAAATGTATCTCGCAAGTTTCGCGAATTAGCTGAAAAGCTTAGAGTTGCTGCGAAAAAAAGATGAATTACTTATAAGCTTTCAAATTTTTAAGAAGGGAATCGGCTATGAAGATGTGGGCTTCTCTGCAGATTTCACGACTGATAGAGAAATGCTGTTTGCAGAGGTAGGGGCAAGAATTCTGGAAGAGGAAGCAGAGCGGCACGAAAAAGATTTGATTAAAAGACTTAGAGAGATGAAAAAAGCAATCGAAGAGGTAGAAGCATGAAGATAAAAACAGTGTATACGTGTGAGCTGTGTGGAACAAGCTATAACGATAAGAATAGGGCGGAGCAATGTGAAAAAACGCATAAGACGGGGCTAAAGATTGTTAAGGCCGGATACTTACCACACGAGCATAATGCAAAAGGCTTTCCAAATTGGATATTGGTGAGAACAAAAGACGGGGAAGAGGCAAAATACAGGAGGTGAGTAAGTGACAGCAAAAGAATATTTACGACAGCTTAAAACGCTTGATTGCCTTATAAAAGCTAAGCTGTTAGAGAAAGAACGTATAAGAGCGCTATCAACTAAGGTTACAGCCGGGAATAAAGAAAGGGTACAAGGTGGCAGTAGTGGTGGCATAGAAAATGCGGTTATAAAGATGATGGAGTTAGAAGAACAGATAAATTCAGATATTGATAGACTTGTGAATTTAAAAGCTGAAGCAAGATTATTGATTGATGAGTTGGCAGATGACAAACACAAGGTAGTGCTATCTATGTACTATGTGTCTGATATGACTTTCGAGATGATATCAGACGAAACACATTATTCGATTGGAGCTGTACATAAATTTTATAGGAGTGCTTTAAAGGAATTTGAGGAACTGTACAATTCCGAAAAAGAGTGAAAAAAATGTATAAAAGTGAAAATGGGAATATGATATAGTGTATACGTGAAAAGTTTAAAGCAAGTATACTTTTTCATAAGATCCTCCTTTTGGGTATGAGAGCGGGTGGGCATTTTACCGCTCTCAAATTTGGGATAAATCGTTGTAATGAACCTCTTAAGCTATTTTTCAAGTAAGACAGTCAAGTGTGGCTGTCTTTTTTGTATGCAAAGGGAGGATAACTATGGGAAAGATAAAAGGAGATATTTATGGGTGGAAGAGGTTCAGCAAGTGCAGGCGCAGGTGCTGGAGGCGGAGCAAGTGCAGGAGGCTCTATAAAAAGCCTGGAGGCACAAAAGAAAGCTCTAGGAGATAAAATGGCAAGCTTGGTAAGGCAGACAGATAAAGACGGACAAATGACGAGCGAAGCAAGAAAAGAATACTACGCTACAAAATCAAAGAGAGATGATATAGTTCAAAAATTAAGCAAGGCGTATAAAGCGGATGCGGAGGCAAGGTCTAAACAGGCAAAAAGCGAGTCTGTAGAAAAGAAAACTTTCGTGAACGGATACGGAGAAGCTACACACAGAGAAATTACATCATCCACTTATGAAAGGGCTCAAAAGAGGTTGATGAAATCAGTTGAAGGGTGGTTGACGGGGTACCGCCCAAAAAGTGGTAGGAAGTAGATATGCAGGAAAGAAAGACAATGGAAAATCTGCATAAGTTCTATCCTGAATTAGTTGGAAAGTATGATATCCCGGCTATTGAGCCTTGTGGGTATGACGGTGTAAAGAACTGGATATCTTTTAATTATGCTAAAAGCTACAAAGGTGAATTTGAAAGTACGGGTTTGCATTTCTTTTTGGACGACTATCAATTTTTTAGAGTATGGAGAGAACCTGATAAGTACATAAACATCTTGAAGAAATTTAAGTATGTACTAAGTCCTGATTTTTCACTGTATACGGATTATCCTAAAATCATGCAAATGTATAATCACTATCGCAAACACTGGTTAGCGACGTACTGGCAGAGTTTGGGTATAAATGTGATTCCAACTATAGCTTGGAGCGACCACGACAGTTATGAATGGTGTTTTGATGGAGAACCTATTGGCGGTACTGTGGCAGTATCAAGTGTTGGATGTATGAAGAACAAGAGGGCTACACAGCTGTTTTATGATGGGTATACTAAAATGCAGAAATGTCTAAAGCCTAAAAAGATAATATTTTACGGAAATGTACCTGACTGGATAGACAAAGACAAGGACAATATCGTGGCTATCGGGTCGTATCAAGATAAATTTAGAGTATGAAGGTGAGAGCCTTCTTTTTTGTTGCCGAATATAGACAGATGGGAAGGTGAGGTGAGTGGCAAATGGGCAGGATAACTTAATACCGTTCAATCAGTTAGCAGAGGATGAGCAGAGGGAAATCGCAAAAAAAGGGGCGAAGGCATCTGCAGCTGTTAGGAGAAAAAAAGCGGACTTGCGAAAGATAGCGGAAGGAATGATTACAGGTGATATATCAGAAATGATGATTAAATCACTTATAGATATAGCGGCGGATCCAAGTAATAAGAACTCTGTTTCAGCTTTTAAAGAAGTGAGAGACTTATTGGGGCAAAATAAGACTGCTTTAGATGTTAAAGAGCAAAAGGCAAGAGTTGAGCAGATGAAGGCACAAACTGAAAAGTTAAAACCTGAAGACATAAACATACAAGGGACAAAATACACAGGAATCCCTGCAAGTATGGTTGCTCCGGTGTTCTCTCCTGTACTGTTTGATATACATGAACATAATTACACAGAGTATGTATTTCCGGGCGGAAGAGGTTCAACAAAATCTTCTTTCGTGTCATTGCAAGTTATAGACTTGATAATGCGTAACGATAATATGCATGCTGTAGTTATGAGACAGGTGGCGGACACGCTTAGAGGCTCAGTATATCAACAGATTATGTGGGCAATAGATGCCTTAGACCTTACAGAAGAATTTCATGCTACTGTTAGCCCTATGGAGATTACAAGGAAAAGTACAGGGCAAAAGATATATTTCAGAGGTGCTGACGATCCGGGCAAGATTAAATCTATAAAAGTACCGTTCGGATACATCGGAATTTTATGGTTTGAGGAGCTTGACCAGTTTGCAGGTCCTGAATCAGTAAGAAAAATAGAGCAGTCTGTAATCCGTGGTGGTGATATTGCTTATATATTTAAGTCATTTAACCCGCCTAAGACTTCAAATAACTGGGCTAATAAGTACATCAAGGTGCCTAAAGAGTCAAGAACAGTAATAGAAAGTAACTACTTACAAGTTCCTGCTAAGTGGCTTGGCAAACCGTTCTTAGAAGAAGCGGAGTTCTTGAAGGAAACTAATCCCGACGCTTATGAAAATGAGTATATTGGCGTTGCTAACGGTGCAGGCGGTTCGGTATTTGACAATGTTGTTATAAGACAGATAGCAGATGAAGAGATAGCAGAATTTGACCACGTCCTGAACGGAGTTGACTGGGGCTGGTATCCGGATCTGTTTGCCTTTGTAAGAGTCCATTATGAGCCGTCACAGCATAAACTATATATTTGGCAAGAATATACTTGTAACAAGCAGAGCAACGAACAGACGGCAAATACACTTATAGAGATGGGCATTACAGGCAATGACATTATTACTTGCGACAGTGCAGAGAATAAATCTATAGGCGATTATAAAGCTTATGGATTACTTGCAAGAGCAGCAGAGAAAGGTCCTGGCAGTAGAGAGTACTCATACAAATGGTTGCAGTCTCTAAGAGAGATAGTCATTGATAATATCAGATGTCCAGAGGCGGCACAGGAGTTCTTAGACTATGAATACGAGAGAGATAAAGAGGACAATGTTATAAGCGGATATCCTGACGGTAATGACCACTGTATAGATGCAGTAAGATATGCAACTAACCGAATCTGGAAGAAAAAAGGGCAATAAAATGTTTAACAGATTGATAGAAATGATAAGAGGGGTGATTAAAAAAGTGTTTCCGGCAAAGACAATAAAACAGGTGCTTGGGCAGGATATAGTCATAAGTCAAGCAATGATAAACAAAATAGAAATGTGGAACGCTATGTATAATGGCCAAGCCTCTTGGATTGATAACAAAGTAAGTTCTTTGATGATAGAACAAGGCATTTGTACAGAGTTCGCTAATGTGTGCCTTAATGAGATGGAAGCCAGTGTATCAGTTGAACAGGTAGATGCGATATTTCAAGAATCTATTAGAGCATTAAACGAAAACTTACAGCTTGGTCTTGGCCTTGGGTCTTTTTGTATAAAGCCTTTAGGCGGCGATGCAGTCGAGTACATAACAGCAGATAGATTTATACCGCTCGCATTTAATGCAAAGGACAGGCTTACAAGTGTTGTGTTTATACAGGTTAAGAGAGTAGGCGAAAGTACTTTTTATATAAGGCTTGAGTATCACGAATGGAAAGAAGATAAAACACTGAGAATACAGAATAAGGCTTATAAGTCTTCAGACGGAAACAGTATCGGTTCGCCTATCGCATTGACAGATATAGAAGAGTGGGCAAACCTTCCTGAAGATGTGTTTTACACCGGAGTAGAAAAGCCCGACTTTGGATATTACAGAAACCCTATAAAGAATACCGTGGATAACTCACCATGTGGAATATCGGTATTTGACACTTCCATAAATCTTATAAAGATGACCGATACACAGTTTGCAAGACTTGATTGGGAGTTTGAGAGCGGTGAGAGAGCAGTGCATGTGGATATAACAGCACTACAAGCAACCCCGATCATAGGAAAAGACGGTGATAGAACCTTTAAGATGCCTAAACTGTCTGAAAGGCTTTACAGGGCGTTAAATCTATCTAAGGGCAATGGCGACGACATATATCAAGAGTATAGCCCCACATTTAGAGATAGTAACATTATAAGCGGTTTGAATGCATATCTTAGAAGAATAGAGTTTAATTCTTGCTTGTCTTATGGTGATTTATCAGATGTCAATGAAGTCGATAAGACGGCCACGGAAGCCAAGATAGCAAAGAAGCGCAAATTTAACAGGGTGAAAGCAATACAAGCAAATTTGAAGGATTGCCTTGAAGACCTTGTTTATGCATTGGCCTTTTATAACGGGCTTACAAAAACAGGTTATGAATTTGTATGCACATTCAAGGACAGCATACTTGTTGATGAGGAGGAAGAGAGGCAACAGGATAGGCAGGATGTGGCTATGGGGGTTATGTCACTCTTAGAGTATCGCTGTAAGTGGTACGGAGAGACGGAATCAGAGGCTAAAAAGAATTTGCCTGAACCGGTATTGACTGAGGAGTAATCAAATGACACCGCAGGAGATGGAGAAGCTTCCTAAGCCGCTTGAGAAAACTATATCAAAGCTTGAGCTTGAGGTAATGGGCGAAGTAGTAGACCGAATTAAGAAGGCTTATGAGATTGCTCCGGTTGGTGAACATATGCTTGATAGGCTTACGGTATTAGATCGTAGCAGTTCAAGTATAAAGAAGCTGTTAAAAGAAAAGCTTGAACAGGCTAATATTGATATAGACAAGATATATGATAAGGCGGTTGAGGCGGATTATATAACGCATAAGGACCTTTTTACTAAGGCAGGCAGGG